CTGAAGCGCCGTCACCCATTCGGCCAGGATCGTTTTCGGGTTAGTCATTGGAGTTCTGCCCGGCCCGCGCCATCAACGAAATCTCGACCAGGCCGTAAGGGTCCGGCTGGCGAACGGTGGTCACCACAAACTGCGATCCCCAAGCAGTCACCCAATCACCGCGCTGCGGGAAGTTCGCAAGGTCGCAGGGATTGACGGAGATCTCCTCGACGTTCGCCAACGCGCCGGACTCTTCGCGCACGCGTGCGTGGCGGATGGCCGTGATAGTCACCGGATCGCCAACCGCCGCGCCTGCCTGCATGGATTGATACACCACCGGCTCGCCAAACGCCTGCTGCATAACGGCGTTCGCAGCCGCGTCGATGGTGGGCCAGTCGGACATATATAATGATGCGGCGGCACGGCGGCCGCGCTTAGTTGAGCGTGATGATGGAGTAGAATACCGTCACGACCATCGTGCCGTTGCCGGTGGCGAAGGCGCCCGTGGCGTTGACGATGTCGATGCCGGTCGCCGATGGCGGCTGGATGACGCCAGTGGGCGGCGGCACGACGTTCTCGCTCGCGGCCGCGCTAGTGACGGTCGCGGCGGGGATCGTAGACGAGTGCGGCACCACGCCGGTCCCGTGATACTGGAACGACACCGCGCCGCCGCCGGTGAACTGCGTGGCACCGGGTTTCATCTGTACGATGAACTGGTCCACCACGAGAACCTGTCCGGCCGCGGGCGCCGGCAGGATGCTGACCGCCGCTCCGAACATGGCCATGATCTGCGCCGCCGTGAGCGTCACCACCGTTTTCTGAATGAGCGACGGGTCGGTGTCCGCCGCCTGCACCGGACCGAAGCCGAGCGGATTGAGCCGCACGCGAACGCTCGCATCGCCAGTCAGGCCGCCCGGCGCATTCACACCGCTCGCCTGGCTGAGCACCGCGTAGCCGATCTCCTTGTTCGAGACTCCGGCCGCCGTCAACGGGCTGGACGTGGCCTGCAGAGCGGTGTTGTTCCAGAAGACTTTGTCTCCGGGGTTGAACGTGCTCGCATCTTTCGCCAGATCGAACATGCCCGCCACGCCCTACTGGCCGGCGTTCTTCTGAAGCCCGCGATAGTCGAGAGCCGCCGCGCCGAAATCCATGCGCGCCTTGATCTCGACGCCATCCACTTCGAACCCCTGCTTGGTTTCGATGTACACGCCCTGCTGCCCTTCCAGGTAGCAGTACTCCACGGTGTCGATCTGTGCCGGATCCGCGATCAGATACCAGCCGGTGGTCCCGTTCGTGGCGGCATCGAGACGCGGCTCGACCACCGGGATCAGGCTGCGCACCCACTCCGGCACGACCTTGGTCGCATCCGCCGACGCAATATTGATCGGGTACACGAGCTGGAGCATGTAAGTCTCCAGCGCTGTCGGCACTGCAATGAACCGCGGAATGAGGTTCAGCGGAGTGCCCTGCGGTCCCTTCTGCAACCGCATGGCGCCGCGCCCCTTGCCCAACGCGGTCAGCGGAGCGGAGTTGGCAACGGTGGAATCGATGGCGCTGGCCACGCCGGTCAGCAAGTTGCTGTGATTGGCATGGAAGAGCGCGGTGGAATTCTTGTCGCCCGCGTACACCGCCGCCGGGTTCGACGTGATGATACCCCAGACGGTGTTCGATTCGAGCTGCGCCGCCGCCACGCCGAGCAGCGCCGGAACGCGGGTGAACGCCTGCAGGTCGTCATTGATGATGACCTTGCGCGTCAGTGCCACGATCTCGCCGTAGGTGCCGAGCGCATAGTTGATGTTGTTGTCGGTCAGGTTGGCGCGGTGGTACTCGCCCTTCTCATTCAGCGCTTGCAAGACGGGCGCGTCGGCGAGCATCACCCGGTTGATGGGCTTGAAGTCCTGCGCCGTCACCTGCCGGCAGAAGGGCTGGAACGTGCGCGGATAGGCTTCGTACCCCTGGCGCAACGTCTTGTTGGCGACGTTGGCCAGGATCGCCGGGAAGTCCGCGGTCGATTCGGCGCCGCCCGCGAAGAACTCCCGGCCCCGCGAGGACCCCTGGAGCGCCAGCTCCGCAATCCGCGTCACATCCATTCCGCGCGGGTTGGTGCCGCGCAGTTCCAGGGCTTCCTTCGCCATGTCGATGAGCTTGAAATTGCGGTACTCGCGGGCCATCTCGACGGCGCGCCGCTGCTGCTCGGGACCGTAACCATCGAGATATTCCCCGGTCTCGTTGCCGTTGTGGTCCCTGCGCCGCGCCAGGAAGAAGCGCCCATCCGCGCGCAGTAGCAGAGCCATCTGCATGCAGGCAAGGCGCTGCTCCATACCGTCGCGGGTTACCGACGTGCCGCCCTCCCCGCGAATCGGGAATGCCGGGCCGTCTGCGCCTGCGCGCGGCGGGACTCCCTGCTGGCCCTTGGTCGCGAGATGGGCGAATAGTTCCTTCCGTGCCTGATCGACGGGCACGCCCTTGGCGATGAATTCGCTGATGACGGTCTCGTCGATCCCGTATTTGATTGCGGTCGCGCCCAGCGTTTGGATTTCGCTGACGCGCTCCCGTTCGGCCTGGACCGCCTCTTCACGCGCGGCGGCAAGGGCCTGATCGTTCACAGTACGGGCATCCGCGCCCGTGTCCTGCGTGGTCGTCTGTTCCATTGCAGGTTTCTCCTTTTGTGGGCTGATTGCCCGTACTGAATCGTTGGGTTGTGCGCTCAGAAAGCACGTGTTGAAATCGGCCGGCACCGTGCAAGGCGAAATCTCGAAAGGCTCCCAATCGGTGGCCTTGAACATGCCGATTTCCTTGTCATTCAGGTATGGCGGTTTGCCCTCCGGCATCCCCTCGGTCTGCGCGTCGACCTTTTCGCGTTTGTACACGAAGGTTCCGAAGCTGAGGTTTTGCAGGATGCCGGCGCCGGCTTTGCGGAACATCTCGGCGCCATCCGGATCGCCGAGATCGAATTGCAGGGTGGCCATGCCCTTGTCGCCATTGGGCCAGGCGCGTCGTACCACACCCAACTGGGCGCGCGTGCCAACTTTGCCCGCCATGAGAGATTTGAAATCGTCCCCGGTGAAATGGGTATCGAACACCGGTGCGCCGTTGTTCAACCGGTCGAAGCGGCAGCCCTGCATGTCGAGTTGGAGCATGTAGGGTTCGCCGGTCGCGCGGTCAACCCTCGGGACGGCCGCCCCGCTGTACCAGACCACATCGATGGTGCCGTCCTTGGTATTGGCCGTGCTCGGCAGCACCTGCGCATCGGCGGAGAAGATCTCAGCGTCAACCTGCGCGGTCGGCGGCGCGCCAGTACCCGCAGGGGATATGTCGGTTCGTAGAAGCGGCATCTTGCCTCCTAATCCTTCACCGCGCTGACGGCGATGTAGTCGTTTTCTCCCAGCTTCTTCAACTGGTAGAGTTGTTTCTGCAGCCAGGCGACGTGGCCCTTGAACTTGTCGTCACCTTCGCGGTGCCACTTCACCAGGTGCTGGTAGAAATGGAAGTTCGACATGTCGCCGGCGTCGTAGCACTGTTTGCAGAGATCTGTGAACCGCGCGATGGCAGTCTGCTCGGTGGCAAACGCATCGTTCAGAATCTCGGTGACGCTATCGTGGGTCGCGGCTGGCTTCAGCTCAATCGTGGGCGCGCCTTCGAGGAACAGCACGCGGCTCACCAGGCACTTCATGTGGTCCTCGCACTGCTCCTTCATCTGCTTGAGGCCATCGGCCAGATCCAGGCCGAGACGCTTCACATCGCGCTGATCGAGAAGATACTGAAGCATCATGGAGCCTTCAGTGTTGGCCGACTCCATAAGCCCGGCGATTACCTGTGGGTTCCCTTTCATAAACGTCCTTCCTTGTGGTTGAGTTTTTAGCCGCGGTACAGCCGTGGGGCCGATTCGAAACCGCTGTCGGCGCGCGACATGCCGGCGACGAGCAGATCCTTCACCATGCCCAGGTCCTGTTCCGAGAGCGAGGCGAAGCCTTGGCCCTTGGACTTGGTGGGTGCCGCTTTGCTACTCGGGGTTCGCTCCTCCGTTGCCGCCGGCTGCTCCTGCCCGCGGAGCGTGGTGTTGCGCGGGTCCGAATCCAGGATGATTTCGAATTTGTCCACGAGCTTGTTAAACAGCGCGATTTGCTGAAGCTGGGTGGGAGGGTCGTAACCGTTCTCCAGCACGGCCTCGAACCACGTCTTGCGGCCCATGCGGACGTCCTTCAATACCCCCTCCGCGTCCTTCACCGGATCGACCGATTCGAAGCGCGGCGCGGTCCACTGCACGCTCCGCAATCCGATCTGCGGATCGTTCGCGGCGGATTTTGGAATCTTGCCCTGCAGAATCAGCGTGTCGATGAACCGCCGCCACACAGGCATCGCGAATAGCGGGATCAGGGTGAGCCAACGAAAGGCCTCTACCGTGTTGCGGAAGCCCAGCATTCCGCCGCGCCAGGAGGAGTACTTCACCTGCGACATGTCGCCCGTGCCGAGTTCGTAGGGCAGGCCGATGCCGGCCATGATCCCCTGCAGCTCGGTCATCTTGTATTCGCGGTACCCGCCCGCCGCCGGCGGATTGTTGAACTTGATGTCCTGGCCGGGCTTCAGATACTCGACCATCCCCGGCTGGAAGCTTTCGACCGGGAGGCCGCTCGATGGATCGGTTCCCGCGATGCCGAGTGGATCGCCATCGACGCCCTCCGGCTGTTGCACGAACGCCGTGACACAAGCTTCCACCTTCTTGCGGACCCGCTCCGCGTCGCAGTAATCGTCAAGATCCCGGAGCGCCATCATCACGGGCGCGAGCCACGGCACGCCGCGCACCTGGCCAGGCCGGAGCACGCGGTAAACGTGCATGATCTGGTCGGCTGGCACGGGCTGGCTCACAATGCCGCCGCGCGGGTTGAGGATCAGCACGCCGCCCGGGTGGTAACTGAACAACCAGTAGGCGACGCGGCGCCCCATCTCGTCGAACTGCACGCCCTCCATCACATGGCCGTTGACCAGCCCCATGGTGCGGGCCTGATCGAGGAAATCGGCTTCGAGCATTTGAAGCTGAAGAGGAATACGCAGGCCGGCGTCCGCGGGTCGCGGCCGGAAACGGACAATCGCTTCTCCCGATTCCGCCATGGTGCGGACGGTCAACGTCTGCATGCCATAGAAATCGAGGCGCTGCGGCGTGTCGCAGCCGTCGGCGAAGAACGGCCACTCGGCGTCGATGATCTTGTCGATGGCCGTGTTGCCGGTCTTGGCCTTTGGCACGATCCCGGTCCCAACAACATTCCCGGCCAGTTCCTCTACCGCGCGCGCCGCATACGGATTGTTGCGAATGAGATTGCGGCTGCGGTTGCGGAGCCAGATGAGCGACCCCATTAGCTCAAGGTTGGCGTCGGTCGATGCGGCATACCAGCCGTGTGCGCGACGGCCAGCCGTAGCGCCCTCGTAACGGAATCGCTGCGCGTGGCGCCCCAGATAGCCCGTGGTCAGTTCGAGCGCCACGCGGCTGCGGACACGCTCCAGCGCAACGCGCGGCGCCACGATGCTGATGGCCTTATCGAGAAGATTCATTTCGTTACCACCGGTCGTCCAGCGTCGGGCCTGTGGGACCATCGCCACGCTGATGCTGCGCGAACCGGACACGGCTCCCGGTCTGCCCGCTGGTCTTGCGGATATCCTCTTCGATGGCGGCCTTCGCCTTCAGTAGTTCGTCCGTCGAGCGGTAAGTTACCTCGCGCCCATCCGGGAACCGGACTTTGAGCGTGGGGCCTCCGATGGCCTGCGTGACCGCGTCCAGGTTCGATTGCAACTGCTGAATGGTCAGAGCCATATCAATTCCTTCCAAACCAGTTGCGGCGCGGTATCCATGGGTCTTCGCCGCGCTCGGTGGGAGGCGCGGCGGGCCGCTCGGTGTTGGCCGGCTTCATCACGGCCGGAGCTGCCGGAGGCGTCTCCCCCCGCCGCGCCTGCACCATCCGGGCGAAGCGATCACAATGAACCGGCAGTTTTAGGCCGCTGGCGTACAGCGCGTGCAACGCCGCGTACGCGAGGACCCGCGCATCCAGCCCCTCGTTGCGGGCGTTAGCCGGCTTCCGCCATTCCTGCTTCGGAAACCCGTTGTGGTAGCGCGTGAACTTTCTCTCGGCGGTCAACTGCTCGAAGTACTCGAGGTCTCGCCCGATCGGGAAGTGGCAATAGCCCGGCCCCACGTCCCGGAGCTTCAGCCGGTCATAGATCGCCGTCTTCGCCGCATCCACGCCGATCATGAAGAATGGCGTCTGGTTCTTACGGCTCGGCTTGCGCGGCCAGATCGGCGACTCGCCCGCGCGTCCCTTGGTGGCATACACACGCCGGTTGTAACGGTCGCGCGTGAAATGCAGCACGGTGGCATCCTTGAACCCGCAGTCGATGCACGTCGCGACGATCCGCATCGGCAGCCCGGATGCGTGCAGGTACTCGGAGAGCAGCAGGCCCTCCAAGTGCTCCCACACCTCGTTGCGCGTAACATCACCGGGGATCACGTGATAAGCAATCGACCAGGATTCTTCATCGCGTCCCCATCCGGCGATCTCCATCTCCAGGCGGTCGGCCTGCACGTCGACACCAGCCGTGATCAGCGCGACTCCTTCCGGCGCCTCGGCTTCGAACGGCTCGCAGCGATTCCACAACGCGTGGGCATCCGTCGCTATCTCATGGGTCTCCTCCCACAGTTCAGCAAGCACCGTGTTCAGAAATGCTTTCAGCGTTTCCGGTGACTTCTTGGCAGCCAGGAACTCCACCGCGATCTCGCCCCAGGACTTCTTGGGCGAGATCAACTGGGAGACGCGGAATCCGGGAATCGGCGAGGATGGGTTCGCCGCGCGGTACTCGCCGCGCTCCACCATCTCAGCTTTTAAGCGGTGAGGAATCAGCTCGCGGCACTCGGCGCAACGATACGCAGCATCTTCGGGTTTCCCTTCCGGCCACACCACACCCGGCCCAGTGCCATCGCCGAACGCGAGCACCTGAAAGCATCCGCACTGCGGGCAGGGCACGAAGTAATCGCGCTGGTCGCTTTCCCGCCACGCCAACTCGATGCGGCTGACGCCCTTGATCGTCGGCGTGGAAGCCATGACGATCTTTTTGTTGTGGGCGAACTCCGCGGTGCGCTGGATCGCCAGCGACACCGGGTCGCCCTCCGTGCCCGCGCTCGCCGGGTAACGGTCCACCTCATCCAGCAGCGCATACCGGATCGGCCGCATGGCCAGGCCCGAGGGCGAGATCGCCCCAGTCAACGTTATTTGCCCTGCGCCATTGGCCAGAACCTTGTGCAGCGTCGTGTTGCTCGAATCGCGCGACTTAACGGGCGCGATCTTCCCACGGAGTGCCGGAGTCGCACGAAACATGGGCGCCACGCGGTCTTTCGAAAGAGCCTTGGCATCCTCCGTGCGCGGCTCGACCACCAGCACCGGTCCCGGATCCACATC